CGCTGAAATTCGGCCATCCGTTTTGCGAACACTTGTGCTCTCTTTTGTTTGAGCTCGGTTTTGCTCATCTGTGATACTTCATAATTGGGCTCATAATTTGATCGCACGCTATCAATAGCCGCTTTCTTATCAAAGAAATCATCAAATGTCTTGAACTTAGGCTTAGGATTCTTGCTACCGGTGGTTGCCTGCACTTGCTGGTTCATCCATGCTTGCTGTGCAATTTCGTTCTGTCTGTCGACTTGCTTCAGCTGATAGGCTTCCATACGCAGCTCATACTCAACAAGTGTCATACGTTCAATGTCTCGAATATTAGAAAAGCCTAGATAGGCAAATGCGTTTAACAAAATTTCGTGATACGTTTCTTCACTACTCTTTTGAACGCTTTCGTCCTCATCTAGGCCTTCATGTTTTTTGCTACTGCTTTTACTGCGTTAGCACTGTTCATTTCGTCTGAAACTTGCTTAAATAGCGAATCTAAGTCTGAATTGCTGTCAATAAAGTCATCGACTTCACTGGCTGACGGACGTTTCTTAGATGCCACGGTGGCTGAATAAATGGTGTCTGCTAAAACAGCAGCATCGTATGCGCTTAGACCAGCTAGAGCCTTTGCAACACCCATGCCAAAGTTAATGCCGTGCATGACGGCACCCATATTCTTATCCATTTCGCGAACAAAGCGGACGCCAAAGTTGAGCTCGTATTCTTTACCGTTAATGGTTAATTGCATGATTTAAAATCCTCTCTTTTAAAGCCGCCCGGGTTTCACCCGTACTATGACTTTCTTAGGCGACTGATGACAAGTCTCTTATGCTGTTATGCTCCAGTACCAGTTCCGCCAGCTGGTTCAGTGCCAGCGGTATTAGTACCCGGATCAACAGCCTTGTCCCAAACAGTGCCACCACCGGTAGCATCGGTTTCAGTGACCTTGCCAACCCCAAGGAATACGTAATCAACCTGTTCCTGAGTTGCGTTGTCTAGCGTTGTCCATCCGCGTTTAGGCGTGCCATTAACTGAGAATGTGACATCGCGAGTAGAGTGATCATCAGGATCATTGTCGCTGCTATCTTCTTGCACCGTTACCTGCATATACCATGCAAGATACTTACCTTCAGCGTTCTTGCGTTTGCGGTAGAGAATCCAAAAGTCGAGCAATTCACCGTCAAACAACGAGTCGTACATTACGTCTGCAATTGCGGCTGTGTTGTTCAGGAACTCGACTTCAAGATCGGTACTTGCCGAGCTTCTTGTTGCTACATTGCCGTCCTTGGTAACAGTAGAATCACTGTCAACAGACGGGTCAAAGGACAGCGAAGTCTGCCAAGGGATAATTTGGCCGCTAACCGTTGCTTGATCGCTATGTTTGCGAGCCAAGGCAACAACGTCCATGCCTTCTAGCACTTTTAATTCATTTGCCATATTATGGCCTCCTATAAAATGTTGAGATTGAGTATCAGCGTGGCTCGGTTGAGAACCGTGTCAGGGACACTCTGGTCTTGTGTGAACTCTTTTGACTGATCTTCTACACGTCCATAAAATCGGTAATCATCTGTTAGCACTTGCCCAATCGCGGCACGAAAAAAGCGCTCCGCCATATCAGATACGGTGAAACGCTGTTTTTTGTCGCCCCAGATGTCGATGGTGATTAGCACATTGCCATTGAGTGACGTCTTTGTTGCAGTAGGAACAACTTGAATATCCCCAACAATGACGAATGGATATGGGGCGTTCTCCTGCTGCATGGGCAAATGGTCGTAGGTCTTGTACCCAGATGATTGCGAGAAAGCATAGAAGTAGTCGTAGAGCTCTTGCTCTGGTGATGTGATTTGAATCACCTACTTTGCTGCTTGTTTAAGCTGATTAATAAACTGAATCTTTTGATAAAGGAACGCAGGCTTCAATACAGGACGTGCCCGCATGAATCGAGTTCCATTTTCGGTGTATGGGTTGTATTCTTGCGTCATCGCTACGATACCGGACAGCCCCGAATCAGTAATTGCTAACTTGATGCCACGCTTTGTAGCACCAGTAGGATGAGCGTACACGGTGCCCGTCATTTGCTGAGTACGAGTTTGCAACTGTGCTGTCTGCTGTTTAACGATTTGCTTGACAACGTCCATCTTCGCTCGCTTCAGCAGGCCAGCGACCAGTTTGTCCATACCTTTTAGCTGAATACGATAACCAAGCCCAGCTTTACTCATTTCGTCTCACCCACAATCAAAGTAGCGTTTTGAAGCGGAACGCGGGCGGTATTGAGAACGTAGTGTGTTGCATCATCATCAATCGTTAAATAGCTCCAATTGACGGTGACTGGCTCAACTAATCGGATCACCTTTGCCTTTTGAGCGTAGTTTCCGAATAGTTGAGCGCTCTTGTCGGTTCCCATGTCGGTGACGCTGGCAACAGCGGTGGCAACCTTTTTCACATCACCGTATTGATGTGTTTGCGGATCATATTCTTCATCATCAAGCCAGAATGTAACCTCATGATCTAACCGCATATGATCACCTCTTTGGATAGCCGGGAATGAAGCTGACGGTGCCAAGAGACTTAGCATTCTTCCCGTTGGCTTCTTTCCAGTCATTGATGTCGTCAGCAAAATCATCGAAGTCATTAGACTTAAACGTGAACGACTGTCCTTCTTGCTCGTATGACGTCATGCCTTCGTTCTTACGCCTGTTGTAGCGTCTGACGCATACTTCTAGGGCAATGTAGGCCAACTCACTAGGGAAGGCCTCATCCGTTCGCAAACCGAGCTTAAATCGTAAGGCTTGTGTGGTATTTTTGATGATGAGATTAAGCACACCATCTTGTGCGTCAGTTTTGATTTCCATCATCGTCTTCAAATCCGCAAGTGTTACCGGATTAGCATCAGCCATGTTATGCCTCCTTTCCGCCGCCCTGCTTTCGCAGCACTGTGATTTTCATAAGCGACGGTTTACTAGCTACTACGCTGCACTAACGGTAACTGCTACCGTTGCAGTGAAGGAACCACTTGTTGCGGTGATTGTTGTAGAACCAACTGCTACCGCTGTAATAGTCCCATCAGCAGCGACTGTGGCAACACCAGTGTTGCTAGATGCGAACTTAGCAGCGCTAACAACATCACTTGCGTCCGATGCATCCACAGGATCAGCGGATACAGTAATTTGCTTGGTAGCGCCGACTTTTAGGGACGCCGTTTTCTGACTAAGCGTAATCCCGGTGGCCGGCGCTAAGGTTTTGGGATCAGTACCTTGGCTTGCAAGACGTTCTCAGCTTCTGGGAAGCTAGGAAGTGCAGTGGCTGCTGCCTTTTCCCAAGTTGCGATTGGGTCCTGCGTGGTCTCGTAAACAGTGGTGAACACATTACCAACAGTGCCCTGTTGAACACCCGGAGTTGCCATCAGCCGGGACTCTTCAGGGGTAGGACCATAAACGGTTTGCCCGAGCTGGTCATCGCCAAATGCTACCAAGGTGTCTTCTGGGAAGTACCGTTCAACGGTATAGATACCGTTAGCTCCCTGCTTGCGGTACTTGGCATCATACGTCACGATGGTTGGCAAGCCGAACGACTGCATAACCGCATTGAGACTGCCAACACTAGGCAACAGACCTGCTGTCTTGAAGTAGTCAGCAAATGCTTTACTCCGAATCAGGGCAGTCTGTACCTTGGAAGAAGTCAAGATTCGCGTTGGCACGTAGTCGAGCAGTGCAAACCAGTCTTGCAAGTCCTTAATCGGATCAGCACCATCAGCATCCCAAGAAGTAGTTGCAGCAACTTGGTGTTCTTCTGGAACATGGTAATCAACATTGAAGTTGAGATTGTTCTCATTGATGGTGATCTTCCCAGTTGCCAAAGCCTCCATGCGCATCTTTTCAACGCGTGCATAAACGCCTTGAACCAAAACATCCAAGTCGTTGTACACAAGGCTGGTCAGGTAGTTCTGTTCAGCCGGTGTGCGCGGATTGCGTAATGCGATCAGGTCCTTTTCCTTAAGCTGCATCTTGCGTTTGATATAGCCGAGTTCAGCGGCCTGAACGCTCGCTTCACGACTGCCAATCTCCGCTTCCGTATCGAATGCAGAAATAGATGCCACGATAGGCGTCTTAGACCCACCACGAAGAAATTCAAAATCCAACTGATTAATTTTGGTTGATGGGAACAAGGTGTCCCCAAGTAATTGCGGATACTGGCGGTTTTGAACGTAATCAAGAACCGTCTTTTGATTAAACAAATCTAAAATAGCTGGCATAAGTTAATCCTCCTTAGTCAGAAACGTGGCTGAATTTGATTTCTTTCAGCGCAGTGATAGCATCAGCGGACGGCTTGACTGGCAAGCGGGCTGCATTCACATATCCTTCAACGATGACGCCTACCGGCTGAGGACCTTCGCTGACGTCAACATCATTAATGGTTACACCGACTGCC